TGGCTTGCCACCCCGCCGTTTTTTTTAACATGAGTTTTCAAAACCAGCCAAAATCGGGGGATTCCGAACCAGCCGGTTCACGGCGCGCGCCGGGGCGACCCAAAAAGGAAAGGCCGCCGCTCGACGTGGAGGGAATCCCCGACGCAAGCTTCGAGCAGACGATCGAGAAGCATGAGCGCCTGGTCGTGCTCGCCCGTGAGAAGTACGAGCGGATGCTCAGAGCCGGTGATGCCGAGGCTGGGCGATACCAAGTCACGTACAACCAGAGCCTGAAGCAATCGGTCGCCCTGCGGGAAGAGGCCGAGCGTCGGTCGGTGTTTGCTCGCGAGCATATCCGCGCAAGCGAAGCCCGTGAGGCGATGCTCCGTCTGGCTGGTCTGATCGTCGAGAGGCTGGACGCGCTGGGCTCGGAGTGCGGTGAGAACGCAAACCCCAAGGACCCGGTGAAGGCCATCGGTGTCCTGACGGAATGGGCGCGTGAGACGCGGGAGAAAGTAGCCCGGGTTTCGGGTTCGCTGGAGGAGCCGAAGCCGTGAACGCCGACGAGCTCTTCGAGGAGGGCTTGGCCGTGGTCAGGCCGTCGGCCTTGAGCGACCCTGTCGCTTACCTGAAGGAGAACGTGAAGAAGATTCCGGCAGGCGTGTTCGATGGCGGCTACAACCCGAAGCGGTGGCCGTGGATCGGTGAGGCCGTCCGCATCTTCAACGCGCCGACGACCAGCAGGCTGTTCATGCCATGGGCAATCGGCTGCGGGAAGACGCTGACCTTGAAACTTAACGCGGCTTACCTGATGGCAAACCGCCGTGCTTCGATGGCCATCTTCCTCGACTCTCAGGACAAGGCGAAGGCGTTCACGCTAAACGAGCTGCGGCCCTTGTTCGACCAGGTCGCGGATATCCGAGGCCAGATGTCCGGGGAGGACAACGACAAGTCGGGCACGCTTCGCTTTGCGGACGGGTCGCTGATTCACAACCGCTCGGCCTCGACGGAGAAGCACCTGCAGTCCTTGCACGTCCGCTACGTCTTGGGCTCTGAGTGCTGGCAGTGGCCGAACGGCGCGCTGGCCATGAGCATGAGCCGACTGAAGGCGGCGGCGTTCGCGAGCAAGGCGATCTACGAGAGCCAGCCCGGGAACGTCGAGGGGCAGGGTGCTGAGTTCTGGAAGTATTACCTGATGACCGACCAGCGGGAGTGGATGTTCGTCTGCCCCAACGATGCGTGCCGCCATCGCCAGCCCTGGCTATGGGACTACGTTAGATTCCCGGAGGGCGCGAAGATGATAGACGGCTGGGACCTTGAGGCGGTGCAACAGGGCACGACCTACGAGTGCTCAAAGTGCCGTCACCGCATGGAGGACAACGACGAGGTGCGTACCATCTGCAACGAGGTCGAGCGCGGCGCCGGGTTCGAGGCCACGTCCAAGTCCGAGAAGGCAGGTTACGTCGGACTGCACGTCAACGCTCTCGCGTCTACGAGCTGGGGCTCGCTCGCGGTGGACATGATCAAAGCGAAGGAGTCGGCAGAGATGGGCGACAATATTCCTAGGCAGGTATTCAAGCAGCAGTTCTTGGCTCTCCCTTGGAGTGATGACACCGGGAGCCTCGTCGTCTCGACCGAGTCCTCGGACTATGCGATGGCCGACCCTTGGGACGCGGTGGCCGCCATCGGTCCGCGCGGTCAGATCGTGGACATGGCCGGAGCACCTGAAGGCTCGGTCAAGTTCCAGACGCTTTCCGTGGACTGTCAGGGCGACCACTTCTGGACGGTGGTCAGGCAGTGGGCACGAACGGGCCACAGCCGTCTGGTGCACTTCGGCAAGGTGCAGAGCACGGACGGGCTGACGGATTGGTCGGGCCTCGACGCTCTGGCGGCCAAGCACGGCGTCCACCCTCAGCTCGTCATGGTAGACTCTGGCGACGGCAACTCCACGCAGGAGGTCTACAAGCAGTGCGCCGTCCGTGGCTGGTACTGTGCCAAGGGTTCAGGCCAGGAGTACTTCAACGTCAAGACGAAGTCGGGCGAGACGGTGCGTCGGTTCTACGCGACTCCGACCGCGATCCACGTACCGGGCGTCCGCACGCCGACTGCGCTGGTGGTCTGGTCCAATCTGTCGGGCAAGGACCTGTTCCACGGGATGCGCGCGCGCAAGGTGTTCACGTTCGCCCGTGATGCCGACCCCGCCTACGTGGAACAACTTAACTCTGAGGTCCGCGTAAAGGAGCCGGGAGGGAAGGCAATCTGGCGGTTGCGCCAGGGCGTGAAGCATAACCACGGCTTGGACTGCGAGCTCCTCGGGATGCTCATCGCTGCCCGCTGGGGTCTGATCGGACGAGACGAGGTGCAAACCTTACCCGCCCCGCAATAAGTATATGCTCGGCATCTACGTAGGCGTACAGGAAGACGTGCTGCTGCAATACAAGCAGGAGGCACTAGGGGACCTCGGCAAAGCCGTGACGTCCTACTCTGACTCTGGCACGTCCGTAAACAAGCAGTTCGGGATGCCTCCCGCGCAGCGCCTGCAGGAGATTAACTACGCTTTGTCCCGTATCGACCCTAAGAAGTATGGCGGTGCACATACCTCCGTCCAGATTACTTGGGACTCCCGGGTTGACCTCTGATGCGAAAGAAGACCACCCCTAAGACCAAGACCGTGAAAAAGGGGGCCTCTGCCTCCTACTCGCAGTTTGCTAGCACGACCCAGTCGGGCTCGCGCCGTATGCTGTTCGTCGGAGCAATCAGCGACCAGCGCAAGGAGGTCACGTCCGGCACGCGCATCGCCATGGTGGCGAAGTCCCGCTGGGCCGTCCGCAACAGCCCGATCTACAAGCAGTGCGTCGATGAAGCCGTCCTGGTCTCCGTCGGCGACGGTCTAGTCGTGCAGTCGAACGCCCGCGACCCCAAGGTGGCCGTGGAGCATCAGAACTATTTCCGCGACTGGGCAGTCCGTTGCGACCTGACGAACCGCTACAACCTCGGCCAGATTCAGGCCATGTGGATGTCGGGTGCGCTTATCGACGGCGACTCGTTCGGCATCCTGACCAACGACCCGAAGACCGGGGTCCCGAAACTTCAAATCCTCGAGAGTCACCGCATCGGTTCACCTGCCGCCAAGTTCGACCCGAACAACGTGGACGGAGCCTACCTCGGAACCTACGGCGAAATCTTGGGCTGGAACGTTTACACTGATGGCGAGACCCGCGACCGATATGTCCCGTCCCAGTCCATGCTCCAGGTCATGGAGTTCGAGCGCCCGTCTGCGGTGCGCGGTTATCCAGTGCTGCAGTCCAGCCTCCTGAGCGTGCAGGATCAACTCGAAATCTACGAGCTCGAGAAGGCCGCCTGTCGCGCGGCAAGCGACCACGTCATGCTGCTCAAGAAGCAAGGCGGGGTGCTTCAAGACGACCCGGCCTCCAAGTTCTCCGGCGACTTCAATTCCTGCGAGAAGATGGCCAGCCAGATGGGCGGCAAGGTGCTGGTCGTAGATCAGAACGAGGACTTCAGTCAGGTCCAAAACAACCGCCCCTCTCCGGCGTGGATCGGGATGATGACCGCCATCGAGCGCGACATCGTGCGCCTGCTCCCCTACGAGTACCAGGTTGACCCGTCCAAGATTGGCGGGGCCTCGGTCCGTCTTGTGGCCAGCAAGGTCTCCCGCTGGGCGGCCAAGTGGCAGTCCATCCTCATCGACAACCTTGACCGGGTGTATGACTACGTCATCGCCGACGCCATCGCCAAGGGCAAGTTGCCCGACGACCCGGACTTCAACCGCAAGTCTTGGATCACGCCCCGCGACATCACCGTGGACGCTGGCCGCGAAGCCTCGCAAGACCGTGCCGACCTGCAGATGGGTCTGACCACGGCGCAGGCCATCCTCGGCAAAAAGGGCATGACCTACGACGAGGTGCTCGAGCAGCGCGCCGTCGAGATGGAGAAGCTCGTGCAGAAGTCCAAGGAGCGGAACCTCCCGCTTTGGATGCTTTACCAGTCGGCCTTCAACTGGCTGCAGCAGGGTCAGGCTTCGAGCCAGACGCCTGACGCGGTCGCCGACAACCTCGACCTACCTCCTCCTCCCGAACCCTCTAACCCGTGAAATGCTTAATCAACGGACTCTCTGGAAGAGAGCCACTTCTCTGCGACCCTATCAAGGCCGCGAACCACATGAAGTATGCCGAGAAATACGGCGTCGTGGACAGCGTGCTGGATATGTTCTTCAACCCTGTCGCGAAGCCCTACGTCACGCAGGGCGGCACGGCGGTCATCCCGCTGCAGGGTTTCCTAGGGGTGGGTCTCACCAAGTTCGAGAAACTGACCGGGGCCATGGACATGGCTGAAGTTAGCGAGCACATCGACGAAGCCCTCGCCAACCCTGCGGTCCAGCGCATCGCTTTTGAAATCGACTCCCCTGGCGGCACGGTCGTCGGCACGCCCGAACTCGCCGACAAGATTGCCAGCATCCCGCTGCCGACCATGTCCTATGCCAAGAAGCTAGCCGCCTCTGGGGCATATTACACCGGGAGCCAGAGCGACCTATTCTATGCCAGCCCGTCAGCGATGGTGGGCTCGATTGGCGTGATCAGCGTGGACGAGTCCTACGACGAGGCGTTCAAGAACATGGGGCTCAAGGTCGAGGTCTTCCGTGCTGGCAAATACAAGGCCCCGAACATCGCAGGCGAAGGCTACACCGACGAGATGCGCGCGCTCGAGCAGAAGGCCGTCGAGGCCATGCACGAGGAGTTCAAGCAGACCGTCCTCCGCAAGCGTTCGCTCGCCAACCGCGCCGATATGGAAGGCCAGATTTTCACGGGCCGGGAAGCCGCCGCCAAGAACCTCGTCACGGGCTTGGCTTCGTCCTTCGCCGAGGCTCTCGTTGCCTTCGAGCAGGCCGCTTAACCTTACCCCCTACGCAATAGTATATGACCATCGAAGAACGCTTCAAGGCCGCCGAGGCCGCTGTCGTCTCCCTCACCGCTGAACGCGACGATCTCCGCAAGACGGTCGAAGCCTCCGTGGTCAACGTCTCTGCCGAACTCGACCAGGCTAAGGTCGATGCCGCCGCCAAGGATGCCAAGGTTCAGGAACTGGAAGCCGCTCTCGCCGAGGCCAACGCCAAGGTTGCCGAGCTCGAAGCCTCCAAGGCCACCGCCTCCGTCGAAGCCGCGAACATCCTCGCCTGCTCTGGCGTTGCTCCTGTCGCCGCCCCTGTCGCCGCCGCTGCCCTCGGTTCTATCCACGAGCAGTACGCCTCGATGCCTGCCGGCCCTGAGCGCCGCGCCTTCCTCAAGAAGCACAAGGCCGTCCTCTTCTCCAAATAATTTCCCCTCACTTCAACCTACTAGCTACCCATGCCTAACACCATCAACAGCGCTCTGATCGTCGATACCGTCGCCGAGCTCAGCCTCACCTCCCTCTCGAACCGCCTCGCCGGTCTTCGCAACTTCGCCTCCGACTTCTCCTCGGACGTGAAGCGCCCGAAGGACGTCGTCCAGGTGGCTCTCTCCACCGCTGGCAGCACCACGCTGACCAACCCGACCGCCTTCAACACCATCGGCGACAGCACCCTCGGCGCCTCTGCCGTCACGCTGAACCACCTCTACCAGCCCTTCGGTCTCTCCTACGCTGATATCCAGAACGGTATCCGCCTCGAGAAGATCCTGAAGATCAACATGGACAAGCTGGCCGACTCCATCTGGGCCGCCGCCACCGCTCCTATCACCGTCGCCAACTTCGGCGCCGCCACGGTTACCGCCGCTGACTCGGCTGTCACCCCTGGCTCCGCTCAGCTGAAGGCTCTCTGGGCTGGCGTCTCGAAGGCCGGTCGCAAGACCCTCATCGTGAACCCGGGCATCTACAGCCAGCTCATCCCGACGGCGACCACTGGTCTCCCTCTCTCTGAAGGCGCTTACGGTTTTGAAGGTGGCGTGTTCTACGCCAACGTCTTCCCGTCTGAAGCCAAGCTCGCTGGTTTCGCCTGCTCGTCTGAAGCCATCGCGATGGCCGCTGCTTCCCCTGACCTCGAGTCCGTCGGCCAGCAGTTCCTCCTCCGCGAAGTCGTCCCGATCGAAGGTCTCGGTATCTCGGTCTCGTACAACGTCTGGGTCGATGCCTCCACCCGTAACCTCATCGGTTCCATGGAACTGATGTTCGGTGCGTCGAAGGCCATCACCTCCGGCACGATCGCCAGCGTCTACAACCCGTAATCCGGGCTGAGTCCTGAAACAGCCCCCAGCGATGGGGGCTTTTTTGTATCCCTAAATCCCTACCCACCCTCTCATGTCCCTATACGGAACCTTTCTCGCAGACTATCAATTGCTCCTGGCTGACATCGGCGTCCCGGCCACGGTCGGGGCCAACCTGTTCCTCGTCGGCCTGTCCTCCCCCATGAACACCCCCAAGTTCGACGCGGGCGGCTTCACCGAGGAGAAGATGTGGACGGTGCGTTTCGCCGCCGCTACGGCCCCTTGGACGGCTTCTGATGGCCGGGTTGGGGGTCAGGTCGCCACTATCGTCTCTGGCGTCCCTATGGCCACCCTAGCCCCTGGCAAGAAACTGACGGTCAACGGGCAGGTCCTCCGGGTCAAGGGCCAGTCCTACAAGCAGGCCAGCGCCGTCATCGAGCTGACCTGCATCGACGACAACCAGTAATGGCCAGCAAGGGAGCCATCGACCCAGCCAGCCTAGCCGACTTCAACGCGGCTATGCGGCACTTTGCCGCCGAGGTAAAGGGCGACATGGAGATGGTCACCCGCGAGCAGATCAGGCTGATGTGCCGCGACGCCATGACCTTCACCCCTCCCCTGCCGAAGGGCGGAGGCCGTGGCCTGAGCTCTGCCGCCCACAAGGCCGGCATGGGCAAGACGGCCAAGGACATCAAACGCATCTTCATTCCTGCGGACAGCCCCAAGAAGGGGATGCCCGTCCTGCTGCGCCGCGTCATCAACTCCGTCAGAGGCGACGACCGACAGGCGTTCATGGAAATCTACGGCAACTTCGATTCAGGCAAGGCACGCGGAATCTCCCCGGTCATGCGTAAGATTCTGGAAGACGTGAGCTGGGAACGTTCATTCAAGAAGGCCAAGAACTACCTGAACAAGGCGAACATCTTCGGGCAGATCAGGGCAATCGAAGGGCAGACCAACGACCTCCGAGGCATCCACGACAAATACAAGAACGCCGTGAACGGACGCTGGAAGCGCAACCAGCCCGTCGGCGGACCGCAGTATATGGTCGGCTCAGTCCAACAACTCCAAGCCTATATAGCCGAACGTCAGGCCAAGGTTGGCCGAGTCAAGTCTGGCTGGGCGGCGGTCCTATCGCAGGTCCCAAAGCCCGTGACCAAGAAGGGCGTCGAGCGTAACTTCGGCGCATACAACGCCCCGTGGGTGGACGCCAACAAGCGCTCGGCCCAGGGCGTGTTCAGCGCCAGCCGTAGCCCGGGCTTCGTCTCCATGACCGTGATGAATCTGATCGGTAACATCAACAACGTGGCAGGAGAAGCTGGGACCGAGAACTTGGTCTACGGCAACCGCGTCAAACAAATGCGTGCCGCCGTGCTCGCAAGGTTTGAAAAAACGTTGGCTCAGGCTAACGCTCGTAAGACCAAATAACTCTATGGGAACCAAATCCGCCCGCCATATCGTGGAAGCCGCAGTGGCGACCTATCTCACCGCCCAGGTCGAACTGACCGGGGTCAACATCTACACGGGCGACAGCGCCGACACGAACGTCCTGCCCAAGGCCATCGTGCTCTGCGACTCCGCCCGCCTGCCTAACGACTTCCCGGACGGCCTCGGGAACTACTCGTGCTCCGTCCGTGTCACCCTACTGGACTCTGCCGACGACGTGACCCTAGCCGATCACCGAGCCCGGATGGCCGCCATCGCCGGGGCCATGCAGGACCTCGAAGAGCTGCAGGACGTGTTCACCGCCCAAGGCGATGCCCACTGCTACGACATCACCCCCCTGTCCGAGGATGAAGGGGTCAACGAACGCTCCTGGGCATCGGTCCTAGTCTACGACATTCTGGTGGTCGTGAACCCCGAGGGCTAACCTTACCCCTCAAACAATAGGTATACCATGTGCGCCGCGATCGTAAAGGGAGTTACAGCAATTTATGGCCTGCCGGGGGCAACCGTGGCTAACGCCGTGGTGCAAAGTTACACCAACGACGGCGAGTTCACGTCAGAAGCCACCATCGTCGATGAGGATGGTTTGACCGTTGCTTGGCGCGGTGACGACAGACGCTGCCAGCTGAGCGTGGAGCTCATCGCCAAGACCTCGACGATTCCTGTCCTCGGTGCATCCTTTGCCCTGACGGTCAACACCGCCTCTTCCTACTCTGGCGGTTCTGCTTCGACCAGCTTCTCCGGCTGGGTTACCAAGGTTTCCGACAAGGGCTCGAACCGTGGCTATTCCGCAGTCACCGTGACTGCCGTAGGCTACGAAGGCGTCGCTGGCGCTTAACCGCATGGACAAGCGGTTCACATCCGCTTTCACGGACCCAGGACTGACCAAACTCCTGGGCCGTTTTGTTTCCCCGTTCTGCCTGCTTCACCGCGTGCAACTGGAAGCAGCCGAAAGCCCCCTGCTCCGTTCGGGCGCAGGCATCCGTCCGCTCGATCTGCTGGTGGCCGTCAAGATTTGCTCCGGCGAACGCATCGATAAACTCACCCTGAAGGACTCATGGTATCTCGGCAAGATGACCTCGAACGGTGATTACTTCGCTGAGCAGATTGACCGCTTCTCCAAGTTCGTCCTGATTGAGGCATGGCCCAAGTTCTGGGAGAAGAAGGCTAAGCACTCCGAGACAAGCGGGACCCCGTGGGTATTGACCGTGGTCGCCTCGCTCATTTCCAACGGCATCCCTGAGGAGCGCGCCTGGACTATGCCGGAGTGCCAAGCCATCTGGCTTAACTCCACCTTTGCCATCAGCAAGGGAGCCGAACTTAAGGTCCTCACCTCTGAGGACGAAGAACTAATCGAAACACTCGAAAAGACCGAAGCATGAGCAACGTCATCAAGTTCAGCATCAACGGCGACACCAACGCCGATCAGGTCACGGAGAAGGTCAAGAAGTCCATCACCACCCTGGAGAAGAACATGGAGGGCGTTCAGGCACGCTTCAAGTCCTTCGGCAAGGACCTGTTCCTTTCCTTCGCGGCCCCGATGGTCCTGCTCAATGCGGCCATGAGTTCCATCTCTGCGGCCATCGAAAAGAACCGGCAAGCCGTGCAGGACGCCAAGGCCGTGGCCGAAGGTGGCGGCAACAAGTATATGCGAGAGGGTACGGTAGGCTCCGCCCAGGAAGCGGCACGCCGTCGTCAGGACGCCCTAGATCGCCAGAACGCCAAGCTGGCGGCACAGGCTCTAGCCGAAGAGCAGGGCAAGGAAGGGGGCGTGCTTGGATTTGGTGGAGAAGCTGATGCGGGCATTGTCCAGTACCTAAAAGAATCTACAGGTCCTTTGGACTATCTCCGTCGAAATCTAAAAGCCGGTGCAATGTTCTTTGGCGTCAACGACTACTCTAAGGACGAAGAAATGCAGAAGGTACTCGAGAGCCGTTCCGCTGCTCGCGTCGCCGTAGACCCGGAGATGATTGCCAAGAAGAAGGCCGAAGAGGCCGCCGTCAAACAGAAGGAGGCAGCCGAGTCCCAGATCGCGGCGCAAAAGGAAATCGATAAGATGCCGACCACCTTCAAGGGACCAGAAGGCTTTTCCAACGTCGTCGGCGTCGGAGCCAACCCGGTGCTCGAGGCCATGGCTTCCCAACTCGAAGAGGCCAAGAAGACCAACGAGCTCCTGGCTCAGCTCGTCACCCCCTCCCGGACCAACAGCTGGCTGGACGCTCCGGCCGGCGCTACCTCGTCCGCCGCGCCTTCCCGCGCCGCAGCCCTCAGGGGCCGATAAACTTTATGGCACGTCAAGACTACGGCAACAACCTATCAGCCCCGGTCCTTCAGCCTGGAGGCAAACTGAGTAACGACGGCTATGGCCTGCTCACGGCCACCTGCGTCTGGAAGGCGAACAAGGACAACGACCTCTCGGTAGGCAACCGAGGCTCGACCTGTCCCATCAACGCGGCCTGCGCGGCCCACAAGTTCGCGGTGTCCTACGACAATCTCGGCATGGCCACGATCACCGTGGACTACATCGGAATCGACCCGACCGTCAACGAGGGTACGTACACCAACCCTGAGGTCGGCGCGTCTAACGGCCTGACATCCGAGAACATCACGACCAACCCGAACTTCTTCACCCCTGGCGGTGACGGGTACGATGGCGTCATCGCCGGAGCCTCTGGAACCTACGTCCAGTCTCCCATCGGTCCTCTGGTTGAAATCAAGAGCCCCGATGACTTCATCGAAGTCATCACCGGAACCAACTCTGACGGCACTCCGATCACGGGCCTGTTCAACAAGAAGCAGTCCTACATCGGACTCAACGGCGCTTGCTTCGAGGACGTGAACGGCGGTCGCTTCATCGGTTTCGTCAATTCGAACTTCAAGCACTTCTACGGTAAGACGCAATACCTCGCCCCTCAGTCATCCTTCTCCGGGCACTTCTACACGAGCGAGGCTTCCGAAGTTAATCATATGCTGAGATTCCTCGGCACGACCTCCCGCGATAATGACTGGTCCAGCACCATGCCAATTATTGTTCCAGAATACGCGGGAACCTCTTGGGTATCCAGTACTGAAAACGGTTCTTACAATCAGCTGCTTCTCTCTCAGGTCAACGTTCAGGACTACGGTCTACTCTACAAGGTGAACTATGAAGTTCGCTATAGCGTTGTGGGTTGGAACGATCAGGTCTACCGAGACAACAGACTGATGCCATGAGCCTACAACCCGGCGACGGATATACCTTCTCAGCCTCGTCCAGTGGGTTCACCCTGGATATCCAAAAGCCCTGGACGCCAGCTACCGACGGTGGCACGGGGCTGATGCTAGGCATCAGCCTGCCCAAGTTCCCCGACCCGCCTACGCCGCCAGACATCCCTTCGCCTATCGACGGCACGGTCCCCCTTCAGTTCCAGTGCAAGGTGTTGGCCATGCCTGTCTCCGGCACGCCGACGCCTGTCGTGCAGGTGGCCATGGGCTCGGTCACCTACACGCATTCCTTGATGCCCTACATCAAGACTGGGCCGTTTACAGACCACAGGCAGGCATACATCAACTTCGTTGCGGTCAAGTCCCCTGAGGTCACTCCAGCGCCCTTGGTTGACGCTACTTCCCCTTGGATGCTGGCTGGCGGTGGCTACGCCCTGACCGGGGAAGGCCGCTGGTACGTCACCCTGTCGAAGTGGGACGCTGGCAATGGCGCCTTCGAGGGCGGTCTGCTAGATCAGAACCTACCGTGGGTGTCCTTCGTCAAGGACGGCTCGGACGAGTTCGACGCCCTGTTCGTAGACTCTGGCCCTTCGCTCTACCAGAACCAGACCAACATCCAGAAGATGGAAGGATACCAGGAGGTCCTCGCTGAGGGCGAGACCCTGCTGGACTGGGGCCACTGCCACACGACCTATTTCAACCCCCGCTTCTTCGGCCATCACGTCCGGGTGCTAGCTATCATCGACTCCGTCGCGGCTGTCCCTTCGGCTGCGGCTATCACAGTACTCAAGGAAGGAAGCCCTGAGCTAGGAAACGAAATCCAAGTCCTAACTTTTGTAGGCCAGTACAAGTCCGGCAACGTGACCCTGTCCTACGGATCGCCTACTCCTGTCGCCGCCACTCTTCCGTTCGACCCATCGACGCAGTCCGCCTTCGATTTGCAACAGTGCCTTAACACCATCCCCGCGTTGACTGGCAATGTCCTAGTCCAGAAGTCCGCCCCTGGTGTCTATCAAATCGAGTTTACCAACGTCCTTCGCAAGACGAACGTGCCGACCCTGATCGTCACTTCGACGCTTACCTCCTTCACGACCTGGTACAAGGTCAGCCAGATGCACGTGGGTTCGCAGGATATCGTCATCCCCTGCGAGCTCAACGCGACCTTCCTGATGAACAAGGCTGGAGTCACCGAGGCCGAAGACCCCTACTACATCAACGAGGCCACGACCCCTCCGTGGGACAACGTGGTTAATAACGAGGACGCCATCGCCGCCAACGCGCTTGGCTTCATTCCCGCTTGGGCTACCCCTGTCATCAACGACACCGTGCCGCGTGCGTTCACGACCGAGTACCTCAACTACGCCGAGGAAGCAGGCTGCACCGGCGACGACCCTTCCATGGACCACCCCTTCAAGGTCATCCACGTCGAGACGGATGCCGGACTCAGCGAGTACCGCATCATCTCGGGCACGGTCAACAACGAGACCCCTGGCAACATCGCCAGCACGATCACCGTCTCGACTGGGCCCTTCGAGGTCTGGGTCAAGGCGCCTTACGCATCGGGCGTCTACCCTGCCGCGACTGGCTTCGACTGGGTCATCGGAACGCCTGTTCCTGCGGACAGCGATACCGACGCCTACATCCGCGTGGCCTCCGTCAACGGCGCTACGGTCACGCAGTACGTCACCGGCTCGCTCTGGTCTGACCGCATCAAGATGGGCACGCAGACGGCCCGCTACTACCACGCCCGCATCTGATGGGCGTAGTGATCGGAGCCAACGACGCGCTCACGGGCGACTACTACAGCACGTGGGGAAAGGTGCGTTCGCCTATCCTTGGGCAAGACACGTCTGGCGGGGTAGGCACGATCGGCACGCACTCCATCGAGTACACGGCAGCCGGAGGCTTCCTCACGGACAACGACACCCCTGTGCGCTTCGATATGCGATACGACAGCACGACGTGGCCCGCTGGATTCTGGCGGCCAACGTTTACCTTTTATGAAACCAACCTGTCTGGCACGAATGGCTGGTACGCTGAACTGTTTGTTCCCTCCCCATCCCTGACCAACGAGGACATCACCGAACTGACGGGGGAGACCGTCGTGGCCTCTGGCACGATCGGGACGTTTACCATCGCCTCGTCTTTCTTCACTCCTGGGCAACTGATACAGGCGGGCTCGGGCTTTACGCCCCCCTACCCGGTCGAGCAGCCTATCTTCTCCGTGGGCAAGCTGAACGCCTTCTGACCCCAAGGGGGTAAACCCTACCATTTGCACAATAAGTAGCCATGTCTGACACCGTCACGCTATCGCAGGGCAACACGTTCGCCTGCACCTTCGTCTGGACCCCTGGCGCTACCGGCCCTGCCAACCTGCTGGCCACGACCCTGACCTCGACTGTGGAGGACAAGTGCGGCAACCT